CGGAGTGGTCCGGGTCCGTCGTGCAGATTTCTGGGCGAAACTACACGTTCATCAGCTACTCCGACGTCTGGGGAACAAAAAGGAAGCGAAAGTGACAACGCTTGGAATCCTGCTCGCAGTCCTGTCCATCATCGGCTGGCCGATAGCCGTCCTAATCCTGGTTTTTCGCCTAAGTAACATGCGCATCGAGGCTTACGCCGATTCGGCCAAGGCTTCTGCGTCGCTTCTCGACGACTACCGGCACAGCCACGAGAAGGTTAGCGACCGGGCCGACAAGGCGATCGAGCTTATTAGCCATCAGTCCAGCGATAGCCTTGCAAAACTCACGGAGCAGTTCTCTCTCCTTCTTCGGCACGACGCCGCCATGACCGGGGCGCAGCTTGAGGTCCTCTACAGCGCCCTTCGTGAGCAGTCCCAGTCGTCTAACTCCCATGCCATGAAGTTGATCCAGACGTTCCTGGTGGCCCACACCAAGGCGTCTCAGGCGGCATCCGGAAACGGGGACGGATCGATGGACTTGGTATCCGAGCTGTCCGCCCTGAACCAGAGCGAGCCCCCTAATCTCATGGCCGAGAGAGAGACGATCAACCCGATGCACCAATAGGGGCTGCGCCCCTAAGACCCCAGCCCTCCGGCGCTTGAGGCGGTGGGTTAAACCGGCGAGCCATGCGGGATGCGGAAGTTTTAAGCCCTACGGCGCTTGAGTATGGGAACACTGACACGATCGGGAGTGCAACTCGGGGTCCTCGGCACGGCCGACCTCCGTGACCCTGCGTCCTGCGCCCAGGCCATGAATTGGCTGTGGACCCAGAGGACGTTCAAGGAGCCCCTGGAGGCCAGAACCGCCCGAAACTGCGCCTTCTACGACGGAAAGCAGTTCTACGAGTGGAACAACAAGAAGCGCCAGATGGTCCTCCCGGAGAGATATAGGGACAGGCAGGACTGGCTCATCTACAACGTCATCGGGCCGCTCCTGGACCAGAAATTAGCCAAAATGAGCGCCAAGGAGCCGACGTGGACGGTTCCGGCCTTCACGAGCGATCCGCACGACCAGATGGTGGCCCGGTTCTCCAATGACCTGCTCGGATGGTACTACACCTTCGGCCTGGGCATGGAGCGTCTGCTGGAGAAGTTCCTGCGATGGTACTTCTGCTCTCCGGTGACGTTCATCGAGGCGGCGTGGGACGCCACGAAGGGGGATAGGGTCCCGGTCGCCCTGGACGACTTCTACCGGGACATACCTGAGGGGTCCGATCCGGCGACGTCCGATCAGATGCGGACCGATGACCTATCCAGGTTCCGTGGCCTCATTGGATACCAGGGAGATGAGCAACCCGTCATCAAATACTCTGGGGACCCCGTCGTCAAGGTGCGATCGATCTTCCAGGTGGTCTGGTATCCGTTCATGCTGGAGGACTGGGATCAGTGCCAAGCCTATCTAGTGACCGACGTAATGACCGCCGAGGAGGTTTCCGAGCGGTTCCGAATTCCGGTCAGGGAAGTTCTTTCCAGAAAGAACAGCCGAATCTCGGACACCCACTTCAACCGGGTCCTCCGGGCGTGGTCGAGCCCGTACATGGACGGGCCCGGTCCAGACATCGGTGTTGAGTACGACACCGGAATCCTCGTCAGCCAGCTTTACGCAACCAGAACCGTGTGCCCGCCGAGGGGTCAGGATGATCTGGGCGGCGTGGCGGCGGTGTGGATTCACGGGGACAACGAGACCATCAAGCCGCCGGTCCCGCTGAACAACCCGCTCGGAATTCTTCCCCTGGTCCCGGCCGTGGAGAACCCATCCAACGGATTCGCCTGGGGAACCTGCTCGATTGACCGGGTCATCGGCCCGCAGATCGACCTGAACGACAGCAGAACGCAGTTGGGGCGGTGGCGGAAGAACAAGAGCAACCCGAAGATCATCGTCGATCTGAACGACGGCGGAGACCAGACCGCATGGCTCCGGGACGACGCCCCCTACCGATGCCACATCGACAAGCGGCCCCAGGCGTTTTTCCTTCCGCAGGGTGGATTCGAGGACCGGGAGGCTTCGGCATTCAACCTCCAGTATATGCACGACGCCCTCGCCGTACCCGACATCGCCCTCGGGAGGACCGACGAAACCAGCGTCCGAAGCGGACGGGCCGTCCTGGCGCTCCAGGACGAGGCCAGCCAGCGGCTTCGCAACATCGGTAAGGGACTGAATCGGGTGATGAGCAAGGCCGGGACGCTTGTCCTGTCGCTCTTGCAGGCATACGCCATCGCCCGCCGGGTCACGCCGATCGTCGGACAGAACAACATCCCCGAGTTCAAGGAGTGGTCGGCCACCAAGCTCCGCCCGACGATCTACGACCAGTACCCATCGCAGGTTGCCAACGTCAACGTGACCACGTTCACCAATCTGCCCATGAGCCCGGGAGAGATGCAGCAAACGGTCATCTCGCTCATGCAGACCAACGTCATTCGCCCCGGTGAGCATGACCGGCTGATCGCCGAGGTCTTCGGGCTCAACGACTTCCGAGCGGTATTCGATCGTGGGCGACTCGGACGAGATCGGGCGACGATGAAGGTAGAGCGGTGGAGGAAGGGTCTGCCTGCTCCTCCGCCGATGGAAACCGACGATCACGACGAGCACATCGACATCATCGGCCAGTTCGTGGACACGGACGACTATCTAGCCTTGGCGGTAAACGCCCCGCAGATCGCCCAGGAGGCTCACTTCCACCTGAAGTTCCACGAGCAGGCCAAGTACGACGTGGAGGCCGAGAAGGTCATGCGGCTCCAGTTCGCCCAGATGAGGATGGCGGCGATCATGGCCGGAGAGGCCGCCCAGGCCGGTCTTGCTGGCGCCAGTATGTACTTCTCCATGCAGGCCAACGGGGGAATTGACCCGGCAGGATTGCAGGACATGGGGGAAAAGTCCGATCGCCAGGGGGAGAGGAAGAGGAACGAAGGACGACCACCGGCCGCTGCGCAGCGTTCCGGAAAGAGCAACCCACCAAGTCACCAAGAAAGGAGATCGGCCGATGTCAGGGCCTAATCCAAACCCAGAACCCAATCCAATCCCAGTGGATACGTTTGACGCCCCCGATGCCTTCGCAGGGTCCTCGTTCGAGGAGCGGCAATCGGCCATCGAGGCCCAGCTCGCCAAGCTGGAAGCCGAGAGGGTCGCCCCGGTTCCGAAGACCAACGAGAACCTGGACCCGTTCGCCGACGATCCGGTTGTCCAGCGGGTGGACAAGGTCGCCGAGACGGTGAAGAAGCTCGAAGGGACGGTTGAGAACATCAACGCCACTTTCAACGAAGCCCGCAGAGAGCACGCCTTGTCCAATTTCAAGGCGGCGACCGTCGCCGAAGTGAGGCGGCGGGCCGAGGCCGACCCCGTCCTCTCCAGCAATCCGGAAGCGGTTTCCGTGATGCTCGAAGAGATGGTGGAGATGATCGACGGGACGTTCGATACCCGGGTCCCCGTCCAGCGTCAGTTCGCCGTAGCTCTCCAGTCGGCGAAGACGTGGCGGAACCGGTGGGCCACGGCCATTGACCGGCGAGCGAAGGGAGAACCCCCGCCCACCAAGGAAGACAAGCGCCAGCTCGCCGAGAAGCTCGACCATCAAGAGAGGGCGAGCACTACCGTTTCGGGAAGCGCCCCGCCCACCGTGACGGATCGAACGAAGCGACCCCGGACTCCGGGGGAAATTCTGGCGGCGCTCAAGAACAGCGCCTCCCGGCAACCGGCCGGGGTCTAAAGGACACTGTATCACTGAACACCAGCGTCGGGGCGACGCACATAGCAATAAGGAACGTGAAACATGCCAGCAACGGCACTACAGATAAGCAGCGTCATCAACGCTCTGAATGAGGTCGGACCGAGGGACATCTACCCCCAGTTCGACGAATCCACGATCGCCCTCGACCGGATCGAGAAGGGTGGGGACGACGGACTCAAGGCTTTCTCGACCCTCGCTTACCGGGAAGGTAAGTACATCCGCATCCAGGCCCACGTCTCCGGGAATCCGAACGTGGGCGTCGGTGTCCGGGAAGGCCGTGAGTACACCAGGCCCGGAAGCCAGGGGTACGACGTGCTCAAGTACCGGCTCAAGAGGATTCACGCCGGTATGTCACACACCATCGAGGCCGAGAGCCACGCAGGGGGTGGGGAGCAGTCCGCCTTCGACGCACCGGCCCAGGAAATGGCCGCTTGCATCCAGAACATCCGCAAGCGCCAGAACAAGATCATCCTCGGAGACGGAAGCGCAACGCTGTGCTCGGTCCCGGCCTCCGGGAACAACTGGACCAACGCCACCCCCGCAACCCTCGTCGTGGATGATGCGTCCGACATGAAGGTTGGCATGGAGATCATCATTCGGACCAAGACGGGAGGCGGCGATGGAACTGGCGCAACGCCAGCCCTGACCGAGGGCGGCGCCAACGTATGGCCCAGCACAACCGACTCGGCCGGGAACACGATCTATAAGCCAGCGAAGGTGACGGCCGTCAACACCTCCACCAACACCCTGTCCTTGCAGTATTACAACGGGGTGAACATCGTCAATACCACCCAGACCCTCTGCAACTCTATGGGCGTCTATCCTTGGGACTCGCAAGCCGCCGTCCCCTGGGGGCTCCAGATCGCCTGTGACAACGTCAATCCGTCCGCCCACGGCTGGACCCCCGGAGGCGCTCCTCCGACGGACGCCGTCGGCATGTCCTGTGCGTTCGGGGCGCTGGACCGAACCACAGCGGCCAACGCCTGGTGGAAGGGCACGGTCACGGACCTCATCGGCGCCAGCGTCAACCTGAAGGATCACCTTCAGCCCTTGCGCCGGACCTTGCTCAAGAGGGACGGCTCCCTGGCCGGACGAACGTCGATCCTGGGCATCTGCGATCCGGCGATCGTGGATCAGATCACCAACGCCCTCACCGCCGGGCAGCGGACGTGGAAGAACATCACCATCAACACCAACAAGCCGATGTCGCTGAACGACGGCCTCTACGACGCCGTCGCCTTCGACATCTTCGCCTTCGTGGGCGACTCGGACGTCCCCAAGGGTTCGTCGTCCACGAGCTACGGCCGGGTGTTGTTCTTCGACCCCGACAAGTTCTACCGCTACATCCTCACCCCGTGGGGCCTGGAAAAGGGTCCTGACGGCGTGACGTGGCACCAATCGGAAGGCCCCTATGGCCGCATGACCTCCGAGTTCTACGCATACCTGGCGACGGAACAGCAGCTCGTCTGCACTTCCTGTCTCGGGAATGCGATGTTCGACAACGTCGCCCTCTAGGCGAGGAGCATGACAAAGTCGTTTCGCCCCAAGGGATCGGCGGCCTGGGTGTTGTCCTCCAGGCCGCCATCCCACGGCGATAGGAGTAGCGAAAATGAGAGCCTCTTTAACTGGTGAGATTCTCCCGAGCCAACTCAGTCCGTGTGCCAGAGTCAAGAGCACTCCGATCGCCCTTACCGACTTTGGCACCGACGGAGCAGACTCCTGTCAACTTGCCATCCCGATCCTGGACCGTGACATCATCATCGGCCGGATCATCCTGGGGTGTCACGAAACTTTCGATGTCGCCCACACCGACGAGACCCAGAGAATCACGACCGCAAACGGAAGCGCTGGCGAGGTTTACAAGCTGGCCTACCAGGGAGTGAAGACCACCACGACGATCGCCTACGACGCCCTGGGCGCCACCGTCAAGACGGCCCTGGAGACCATCCCTGCCCTGGCAACGTCCATCGTGAGTGTTACCCGTGGAGGCTCCTCCGGGTCGTACACCTATGACGTGGTCTTCGATGGAGACCTCGGAGACGTTGAACTATTGACGGCTCCGCCTGCCGACATCACCGGAGACCTGACGGTGACTCCCGCCGAGGCCGTCAAGGGAAAGACGAAGGCCGACAACTCCGCCATCGTCAAGGTGGGAACCAGGGCCCTCGGTGTGCAGGACGTCGATGCCATCGCCATCATCGATGTCGCTCCGGATATGGCCATCGGAACGTCGGTTGTCGTGGGGTGCGGCGCCATGGTGTCCACACTCAAAAACAAGTACCAGGGAACCTATCCCGGCCACGCCTGCGTTCCTGCCGGGTACGCCGTCGAAGTGAATTGCTACAAGAACCTCGTGGCCGGTAACGCCGGAAGGCTGGCTGGCCACATCGAGTGGTGGTACGCCGACGACGTGAACCCCCTGTAACCAAACTCGCCCCAAAGGGCGGATGGAGACTGAACATGAGATCATCGTATCCCGGCGAGATTCTCCCGAGCCAACTCAGCCCCTGCGCTCGGGTCAAACACGCCGACATTCCAATCTGGAACCTGGAATTTGGCACCTCCGAGGCCCTGCAACGCCTCCTCATTCCCATCCAGGACCGGGCCATCGTCATCGGCCGTCTAGTCTTGGGGGTCCACGAGACCTTCAACTCCGGAGGGGCTTCGGCCACGATAAAAATCGGAACCCGGATCACGTCCACCCAGGTGGTCGAAGCGATCCTCGTCGCCTTCAACATCGGCACCACCAAGGCCATTGGGACGTCGATCATCAAGGAGGCCGTGGACATGGCCGCGACCTTGAAGACCTCCAAGAGCGAATGGCCCGGCTATCCGATCGTCCCGAAAGGTTATGCGGTGGAGATCATCGCCACCGCCAACGGGACCAGTGGGAACTCCGGAATGGTCAAGGGATTCCTGGAGTGGTGGTACAGGGACGACGTAAACCCAGCGTAAGCGAGTAACCTATGCCCGCCGTCCATGTGCCAGTACGCCATAAGCCACTGAAGGCTCCGGCCAAGATCGTTGACCGGATGTTGGAGGAGGCTTATCGAAGAATTAAATCGGCCTCCCCTCCGCCCATTCTGACGGCGGAGGACGCATGGCTGTTCAGACGAGAGCGAGAGGATTGCTACAAAGAAGGTGGTCCGGTTGCTCCCGTCACCTATGTCCCTCGATTCGTCATCCCCCCTGCGGGATACACGCCTCCGAAGGACGTGGTGGCCGCCTTGGCCTCGATCAGCGAGTCGTTTGAGTTAATCAGCGACCCGCTGACGAGGCACAGGTGGGAGGGCCCGGAGATGGGCGTCCATCTCTACACGGTCCAGAAGGGAAACTCCCCGGGCGGCGCCGACCTGATGATCCTGGAGACCCCGCTCTCCCGGAACATGGAAGCCCAGTGGGAACCGGGAACGTCCCGTGCCCCGGGCATGTGGATCGTGGACTGGGTCAAGGCTAACGGGCTGGACAAATACGGAAGCGATCCCGTCCGTGCGGCCAGAGAAATCAATGCTCGGAGGAAAGAGCGTCGGGAGGCGAGGGACAAGGCCAGACGCAAACGAGACCTCTTCGTGGCCCAGGAGATGCTTGACGAAATCATCAACCCTTACGTTCGCCTGAACCGGGCCATGCTCAAGAGCCCGGTTAGCTGCAAGTTGAAGTAGGACCCTATGATTCGATCGGCCATGCGAGCTTCGCTTAGGAATCGGGTGAACGACATCAACTCGATCACCTGGACGGATGCCCAGTGTGATGCCTCCCTGAATGAGGCGGCCAACTTGGTCTGCAATTTCCTGACCAGCAAGATACCGATCAACTTGGGGAGAACTACATTCGCCATCACCACCAACGGCGTGACCAAGACCTTCCCCCTTACCGCTAAGGCGAACATCCACAAGGTGATCGGCCTGTTCGGCGGTGCGGCCGGAAGCGGCGGGAGGATCGTCCCCGAGGACCAGATCGACCAGGAGTTGAAAATCTTTCCCGACGGGAAGGACACCGACGGAAGGTGGCTTTACTACCTAATCCACAATCCATCAGACGCCAGCTCGCCGTGGAGCGTCGTCTTCCTGACCGCCCCGCCGACCGGAACGTGGTCGTTCATCTACAACCGCAAGGTCGTCGAGGTCCCGACAGGAGCCGGGGCGAAGTCCAAGTTCACCCTCACGAGGCCCGTAAGCGGAAACTTCACGATCTCCTGGCATGGAATCGTAACCGAAGAAATAGCGTACAACGCCACTGCGTCGGAGATAAAAACACGGTTATTGGATAAGAGTCCTCCGGATGGTGCGGGTTACATTCTGACGTCGGCTCAGGTGGTGGCGGGGGGAGTGACCACCCCGACGTTGGAGTTCGAGAATACCGTTCGGAACCTCGCCAACGGCACGGCCCGCCTGGAGCTTCCGATTGCCAGCGCCGGGTCTTATGCGGAAACGGTCATTGGAAGCGATGGAGACCTGAGCACCTACAACGACATCCCCTCCGAATACCACGAAGCGATCATCGCCGCTGCCGCCACCAGCCTGCTCGGATACGACGGAAGCGGAAACGAAACCTTTGCGAGCGCTTGGCAGCAGCTACTTTTTGGTCTCATTGGGACCTAGGGGTTTTTCATGGCGATCACAACCCTAGACGGCGCACTGGCCGGAATGAATTACCCCACCGATTTCTCGAAGTTGGTCTCCGGGACTCTCGTCGCTGCTCGTCCTTGCACCTGGTGGTATCTCGGTGGATACCCAGGGGCAGGGGCCGCTCCTGCCGGCAACTTGAGGGGTGCAGCGATCAGCGGCGCCGTGACTGGAAGAATCCCGTTCACGAATCCGGGCGCAGGAAATTCTTATCTCGCCCGCCTCGTGGCGATGGTCGGACAGGCCGGAACCTTTCTCCTCTGCGATCGACTGTGGGGCAACGGGGGAATCGGAATCACGACGGTCGGTGCTCAGATCGTCGGGAACCCGGTGGTCTCGTCGAGCATAGCGAATCCGACCCTTATCACCTGTACGGGCAACGTACCGTTCATCGACGGAGACACGGTGCGGATCAAGGGACACACCGGCTCCAATCCTGCCATAGACGGGGACTACGTCATAAGCAACAAGAGCGGAGCGACGTTCACGATCCCGGTCAATAATCTGGCGGTTGGCTCAGGCGGAACGGTCGGCATCCCAATCCCGGCGAGAGACGCCAACGGGCTGTCAGCGGGCACGGAGGTACTCGCCGCCGTCGAGGTTTCGGCGAACGTCGGCGCAGGCACGCCCACGTTGACGCTGAACTATACGAATGAGCTGGGGGGTGGGAATCGCAGCGCCACCAATATCTTGGCGACTACCGCCTCTCCGATAGCGGGGTCCTTTCACCAAATTGGATTGCAGGCAGGAGACCGGGGTATTCAGACGGTGCAGAGCTTTGCACTGAGTGCGACCTGGACCTCGGGGACGATCCATGTGATTCTCTATCGGGTGCTCGCTCGATTGCCGATCTCCGCTGTTGGCGTCCCGACGGCCATCGATATGTTGACGGGCGGATTCCCCAGAATCTTCAATGACTCCGTCCTGTTCCTGGTGTTCGTGCCGAGCACCACGACTTCTGCGTATGTCACTGGCGGCTTGACAATAGCCCAGGGGTAGGATCATGGCTGTCACAGGGAAGGGGCGACTGTACTGGGCTGGCTGGGCGACCACACCACAGATAGTGGTCAACGGAATCTCGGTTCTGGTGCGACCGAAACCATGCGAGAACATCGAACCGTGGAGGGACTGGTGGAACTTCGACGTGCCCGTTACCGCATCAGCGGTGAAGATGGAGCACTATCGCAGGCTCAGAGAAGGGTAGCCGATGTGCGTCGTCCTCCGACAATCGACCGCCGTCACCAAGAAGATCGGCCCGTTTCTCGATGAGACGGACGGTAAGACGGCGGAGATTGCGCTCACGATCACCCAGGCCGACGTTCGGTTGTCGAAGAACGGAGGGGCGTTCGCCCAGAAGACCGAGGCCAGCGCCTCCGCCCACGACGAGAGCGGCTACTACGGGGTGGCGCTCGACACAACAGACACCGGGACGCTCGGCAGCCTTCGCCTTCACATCGCCGAGGCCGGTGCCCTGCCCGTCTGGCAGGACTTCATGGTCGTCACGGCGAACGTGTACGACTCGATGTTCTCGACGGATGTTCTCGATGTGAGCCTCATTCAGGTCCTCGGAACGGCGCTGACGGAGAGCGCCGGGGCCGGGAAGCTCGCCGGTGCGCTCGTCAAACTACTGAACGTCGCCACTCCGACCGGAACGGTCAACTCGCTACCCGATGCGGTTGCTGGCGCCGCCAACGGCCTGCTCATCAGTGGATCGAACGCCGGAACCACCACGCTCGGGGCGTTGGCGGTCACGGGAACGACGACGCTCAGCGGAGTTGTCTCCGCACCCGCAGCCAACTCCATCGCCGGAACCTTGGCGGCGGTCACGGCCCTCACTAACCTTCCGGCGGCCCCCGGGGACTGGCTCAATGCGGCGGCGGTCAAGGCCGATGCCGTCACGAAGATTCAGGCCGGTCTGGCGACCCCAACCAATATCACGGCGGCGTCTGGCGTGGCGCTGGCCGCCAACCAGCATGTCATCGTGGACTCGGGATCGGTTACGTCGGTCCCGGCGGTGGTGCTGGCGAACAGTGCGGCGCACGGCGGAGCGGCAACGGTGATTACGCTCGCCACGCCGATTGTGTCCAACTCCACGCAAGTTGAGGGTGGGGATGCCACGACTGCCCTTGAGGCTGCCGCCGCCGTGGGTGCCGCAGCGGCTCTCGTGGCCATGAATCTGGACCACCTGATGAAAACTCCGGTCGCCGATCGGTCGGACATGACGGCGGAAGTCGCCGACGACACGGTCCTCGCCAACCTCATGGCCAAGGCCGCCGGAGACACGTCGGACTACGATCCGAGCACGGACAGCCTGGAGGCCGTCAGAGACAAACTCCCAGCCAACCTGGAAGACCTGAACATCACCGACACCACGGGGCTCGTCCGTCCGGACATGGCCAACGCCAGCGGAAACTATGCGGGTACGGTGGCCACCACGACCACGGTAACGAATGCCGTCACCGCAACCGGGGTCAGCGATGTGAAGGGCGTTACCGACAAGCTCGACACGGCGATGGAGGTTGACGGCCCAGTCTATCGCTTCACCACCAATGCGCTTGAGCAGGGTGCGAGCGGAGGAATGACCGACGAATCTGTGGCCGACGCCGTCTGCAATGAGCTGATCGCCGAACACGTCATCGTTGGAAGCGTGGGGGCGGCCCTGGCTGCGGCCGGTTGGTCTGGAGACCCGTGGGCGGCGCCGTTGCCGGGGGCCTATGCGGAGGGGCAGGCCGGGTTCATCCTGTATATGCTCCTTCCGATCATGGGCGCCTACGAAGGGATGGTGCGTATGCAAACCAGCGGACCCGGAATGAATCGTGGAAACATGAGAAAGCTGCTGCGCCTGAGGCTCAGGGGGACACCCGCAGAATCGTACATCGCCGAGCACTTCGATCGGCAGTTGAACCTTTCCGCCCAGGAGATTTCCCTGCTTCTGGCCCAGGACCGAAACGCCCAGGTGAACTACGGCCGCTCGTCTTATTCCTTTATCACCGAGGCGGACCTTGATGAATATCCGCTGTACGGAATCGCCGACCTGCATTCCCCCCGTGACCTGTATGGAGGAGCAAACTCCGCCGGTGGTCGGTGCATTACGGAAAAGGAAAAGACCCTGTTACTGTCCCAGAACCCTTCTGGAATGGACGAGGACGGAAGGCATCTCTACTGGGTGAAGCACGTCTCCGACGAGACCTACCGGCTGACGATCACGGCCACCGCCGGGACCTTCACGTTGACCTACAACGGGTCATCCGTGACGGCCGCCCTGGCCTTCGATATCAGCGCCGCCAACCTGCAAACGGCGCTGGAGGGCCTCGACGGGGTGGGCGACGGGAACGTCACCGTGACCGAAGACGACGACGGAACCTACGTCATCACCTTCTCCGGAGACCTATCCCAGGTGAACATGGCCGAGTTCGAGGCGGACCCTGCCTCATTGACCGGGGGAACGGCGATTCTGGAGCAACACCACTATTCAATCTGCTACATCAAGACGCCCCAGTCCGGCCAGACCTTTACCTTCGTTTACAACCTGCTCGTCCCCGAGATACCCACGGGGTTGGCGGGAGACGACCTGAGTTACTCGGTGGTCCCCCCGATCCATTACGAGGCGATCGTCCACCATGCAGCGATGATCCTCGCCGGGTATTCATCGTCCCCGCAGGCCCAGTTTGCTCTGACTATGGCGGCGATGACCGGACAGCAGGCCGTGGATAGCGGGGCGAAGGCGATCACCCCGTTTCAGGTAAGGACGTAGAGAGAATGCCTAGACCAAAGACAAGCCGGATACCCTTCCAGGGACCGTGGCGTGGCGTCAGCAAGGTCGCTTCCCGGAGGAGCATTCCCCTCGGGGAGTTTTCAGACGCCCGCAACGTCGTTAACCGCTTTGGCCGGGTGGGTCCCCGCCCGGGATACGAGGTTGTTCGATCCTTTCCGTTTCTTTCGTCCCTGTCAAAGGTATCCGCATATTATACGCCCACCAACGCCCATGCGGCAACCTGGGACCCGGGTATGGGGACAATCTACTGCCTCCGCCATGACAATACGATTTCCAAGACGGTTCTCTCTACCGGAGTCACCACCACCGTAACTTGCACGGGAACGACCCCGTGGGACTCATACGGAATCTGCTACCTGTCGTCCACCAGTAAGCTCATATTTTGTAACACGGGAGACAACAAAGTAGTATCCGTTCCGATTGCCGGGGGGGCATCTACTGTACTCTTTACGCTGACGGATTCGCCTATCGGGATCACCACCGACGGGACGTACTTCTATGCGGCGTGCGGGAGCCACGGAATTTATAAAGGGAAGGTGGATGGAAGCGGAGTTGTCACTGAGGTAATAGATTCACGGACAAACCTTATCTGCATGTCTCCCGACAACAACTATTTGGTATTTGCGGGTAGCGATTCCGGAGGGTACGACCCAGGAATATACCGAGTGTCACCCGACGGATCAGGATTGACCGAACTCGTTGATTTCCCAGGCTACTCCTGGGATGAGATTGGCGCCATACACTGTGCAACCGTCGATTCCCGCAGCATTGTCTGGTGGTCCAGGATCGACACGCCCCAATCGGTTTATCGATCGCTTTATGACGGAACCGGATCGACGGTTGAGATTACCGACCTGTCGAGCGACTTCGCCACGGGAATCCTGGTAAATTACACGACCAACACCCTGTATCTGATAATTGATGGTCTAGGATTCAGGAAGACGGTGGCCCTGGGAGACAAGACCAGAATCATCAGCTCATGCCCCTGGCAGCGGGTTTCTCAGGGGGTGGCTGAAGGAGAGTTTTCCGATGATCTGGTCCTTCTGCAAATCCTCGACGAGATCGGGAAGAAGGTCTATTGGGCCGCATGGTTTGCCCTCACCGACGAAATCGTACAACTCCAGCCCGGAAAGGACAGCGTGACCGTTCAGGGTCACAGCATGACCACTTACGTCATCACCGATCGAGATAACCCATCCAGTCTGCCCGGTGATTCGTTCCAGAATTCTTATGGTCGTGCGGATTACGCCTACATGGGCGGCGGCCTGAATACGGGTCGTGGCGGAATCATGGTGACGAACGGAGGAGGGGCCTATGTCTTCAACTTCGTTCTTGGAAACTCGAAGCAGACCATCACAATAACCGACGGGGGGACAGTAGATACGTTCACCCTTACTTTCAACGGACAGACCACGGGGAACCTGGACTGGGATATCTCTTTGGACGACCTTGATTCCGCCTTTGGTGCTTTTACGGGGGTGGATCAGGTAAGAGTCACGGGGACCCCCGGAAGCTCGTATGTAGTCGAGTTTCGCGGGTCGTTCTATACTGGAAGAGCTGCCCCTGCGTTGACCGGGTTGGGAACTGGATGTACCGTAACGATCGACGCCAGCACGCAGGTCGGAGGAACCGAGGAGGGCGCCAGCATAATCTTCCGTCCGGCAGGACTTCCCACTCCGGTTCTGAAGACCTCGTCATATTACTCAGGAGTCGGTTACCCCACTCTTTTCGGAACCTTTAGCTGGAGGGTTGAGTTCTACTCTTCTCAGTGGGGAATCCACAGCCCGAGCATGATCGTAAATCAGTATTTCCCCATCAACTTTGATTCGGAGGTCATTGTCTGGGATGTTCCGAATAACGTGTATTTCAATGAGGGGTTCATCGACCGGGTCAAGATTTACCGGAAGCGTTGGGGCTCCTATGCCGGAGGAACTAACTGCGACGGAATCGCAGCGGATGATGCTTGGTACTATCTGTGCGACTGGCCGTGCGGTTCATATCCCGGTGGGTATTTCCACGACCACATCGCTGACGAGGGCAGGTTGTCGATCAGGGCAGGAAGCCACGGTTATCCCCCAAATACGGCGCAATTCGTCGAGGTCTTCCAAAATCGAGTCTGGATTGTGGACCTTCAGCCTGGAGGTCAGACGCTTGCCTTCAGCCAGCTTCCCGACAACATCACCGGAGAGCTGGGAATGGAGTTGTTCCTTCCGTCCAGCTCCAGGATGATTGAAAACACGAAGGCAACGGACCATCCCGCAACCGGACTTAAGGTGTTCGATCAGAACCTCATCCTATTCACCAACAGCCGGACCTTCGTGGTGAATCCGGCCAGCGTAGCGTCCGGACTTCTCATCGCCCGTAGGCTTCCGGGAGGAAACGGTTGCGCCTCCAAGTGGTGCATTGTCGAGACGGATTCCAAGAGCGAGTTCGGCGGAAGGCTGGTCTTCCCGGATTCCGATGGGCAACTGTACACCTATGACGGGGCATCGCAGTCTAAAATCGGAGACACCGTTAGGAGCCTGTCGGCCATGACCGTCAGGCAGACGTGGGCCAAGGTGGACTACGTTCCTCCTGGGTTGCAGACATGGTATTACGCCTCGGCCGTCTTCGATCAGACCAACCGGAGGATAATCATCGCTACGTTTGGGAAGTTTGCGGCCGGGGGAGAGGTTCAACCGATTCAATACGTCTTCGACATCGATGCCCAGTCCTGGTTCCTGTGGGACATCCGAGCGTGGAACTTCTTTTCCACGGCCGACATCTGGCAGGGCGGAGACGGAAGCCCGGCCATCCTCTTCAGCGACGAGTACGCTAACATTATGCAACTCGTAGAAGACCGAGACGATAGCGGAACCGCATTTGACTGGTTCTTTGAGACGGGCCGTCTTTCCCTATTGGACCCCATCATCAAGAAGCTGATTCGAGACCTGTGGTTCAACTTTGATACGAATGGAGACACGACCGTTTCAATCGTCATTACCCCGGACGACACTCCGGGAAAGGCCGTTACCAATGCAGCCATGTCGGTGAAATCTTCGGAACCGTCCGGGACGAGGGTGGACCTTCGCTGCGCCGACTTCTCGTTCAAGATTTCCGGTTCAGCGTCCGGGTCCTCCGGCCTTCCAACCCCCTGCATCGTTTCGTTTGCCACCGATGCGGAAATTATTGGAGCCTGAGAGTGATACTTCCAGAGACGCAACGGAGGACCAAGAACACGAACCAGATCGTGTACGAGCAGTCCTCGTCCTTGGAGCGATTCGAGTTGGTATCCGAGGAGCAAGATTACCCCAAATTCATCAAGCAAATCTGGACGGTCTTCATCAATGTCCTATCCTCGGAGATTCACAACATTTTCTCCAGCCTAAAATCCATGAAGTCTGCGTGGCAGCCGGGTGACATAAAGCTGACTATGCGGCAGACCTTCGACGACAACCCAGGGTTCATCCCATTCAACGGGGAGGACGTGGCGAAGAAGGACTTCCCCGATCTGTATGGGGCCATTGGTGGAGAGGGCCTCACTTCCGATGACACGACGATCCGACTGCCTAAGTCTGCCGGAAGGGTCTTGAAGGTTTCCGGACTGACCGAACCAACGGCCAACGAGAACCCGGACGTCTATTCTGGAGAACTCCCCCTTCTGGATCGCTATTCGACCGCCGAGACCCGAACCAACAAGGTCTGGATCGACGGGAAGCCCGTTTACCGCAAGGTGATCGACCTCGAAACCCTTCCGGACACCACGCCAGTTTATAAAGATGTAAGCCACGGAATAACAAACATCGGAATGATGATTACGGTTCGTGGGGTTGCATACGATTCCGATTCGTGGATTCCTCTACCCTATGTGGTAAGAGCATCAAACATGGATATTCAGATTTACGCTGGGGTAACGTATGTCCGGGTTGAAAGCGCTTTTGATTGGAGCGACCTTAGCGGATACGCAATCCTGGAGTACACGAAGTCAACCGATTCCGCCCTGCCCAGGGGTCCTGAGACCCTTCGGATCAGGGCGCTTTTGAAGACGTGAGGTTTGCTATGAGCTGGCTAACGGAAATTCTTGGATGGGATGACGCCCCCGACCTCCTCAATCCCGGGAGGGCCGGAGAAACGACTCCCGAACAGATGGAAAACATCGAGGCGATGATGGGGAGGTACGGGTTCACCGAAGACGAGCGAGAGCAGGTGAGAGCCGTATACCGAGCCGGTGGCGACCAAGGAATTATCTGGGACGCGATGGACCAAGTCAGGAGATTCAAGGAGACCACGGCGGCCTCCGACAGAGCCCAGGGCGTATACGATGAGGGCGTGGAAACCGCACGAAGGGAACTCGGAATTGGGATGTCAGAAATCGACGCCAGAATTGGAGAGGTGCAGACGGCGGAGGGTGTTGCGGGGGGGCGTGCCGCAGACTACCGGAAAATGCTTGAGGTTCCAGGAATGGTTCGCGGGTCGGCCGAGTTTGGAAACACACTAGCCGGTGCCGAGCAATACATCAATGCGGTCGCTGAGAACCAGAGGCAGACGGCGGGAGCCCAAACGGCGGCCTCGGGAATGAGAACCTCCGGTGGCGCTGCGGACATCGCCAGATCGGCAGAGCAGACGGCGGCCGGACAAAAGGGGAAGGCGTTTTCCGAAATCATGGGTCAAGTCGGCGGGAAGCGTGACGCCTTCGAGAAGTACAAGGACGAACTCATGCAGTACCGGCACGGGCTTGGAACGCAAAAGGAGGGGATCAGGCGATCTCTTGGTGACCTGGCACAAGGAAGGTTTCCGGCGTACATGACAACCCAGGGGATGAGGCTAGGATCGATGCCGACAATGAATGGGCAGGAAACACTGACTGGAGCACAACTGTCCCTGGATGAGTACGAGGCGGGAGGGATGTGGGACATCCTTGACCGAATCGGCGCCGGTGTGGACCGCAACGTCGATCGCACCACGAATGTAGGTATGGGGGCCCTCCAATTCGTTGGTGGGCTCGGAGGAGGTTGATAAATGCCATCTTGGTCCGGACAACTTTTTCAACTTGGTGGTATGGCTCGTCAGCGGGCGAGCGATACCCGCAATCAGTCGATGGATCGCCAGCAGCAGAACGAGCAGAACATCCTAAATATGCTGGCACAGCAGGCTGAGGCCAACAAGCAGCGCAGGTTCCAGAAGCAGCAGGCGGACAAGGCCAAGAAGGATGCCCAGACCCAGCAGATGATTATGATAGGGGCGGGAGTTGCCGCCGGGGCTGCCGGGGGAGCGCTTCTGGCGCCAGCATTAGCAGCGGCACCGGCTGCAGCGGCGGCCGTTCCAACATCTCTTGCCGCAGCCTCTGCTGGATCGTTTGCTCCGGTGGCGGCAATGACAACTCCGGCTGCTTTGGCTGCGCCAGCAACACTGGGGTCGTCGGCAGGAGTTCTAGGGGTTGGTACAGGGGCAGGAATGAGCGTGGCGGCCAAAGGAGCACTCATTGGTGGAGTTGTTGGCGGACTAGGCGGAATGGCCGGTTCTCCACAGGCCGGTTTTCAGGCAGCCAACGACTACCACCAGCAAAACCAAGCAAACACCTATCGCCAGCAGGATCAGGCGATGGAGCAGGAGCGACTGGGATTCGCCCGTGAAGAGAGCGGAAGACGGAAGACGCAGTTCGGCCAGGAACAGAGTATGCGTGGCCGACTGGCTTCGGATGTCATGCCAGAGAAGACCCTTGCCAGATTCGGGAAGTTCGGACCGAAGGCCACAATGGGAGAGGTCATGGACGCCTATCCGGTGATTAGCGCCGGGCGGCAGCTTGAGCGGGACGACGCCTACGTCCAGCGCCAAAGAATTCAGCCGTTTGCCAATGCCCTTTCAAAGGTATGGAACACCATCGATCGCTTGGGGATGAACGTGATTGATGAAGGCGGGCGTGTCTCCGCCATCCAGGCCAGGAACGCCGGGAAGAGGCCGACGTATGACAGGACACAGCGGACGGCCATCGATCTGGCTGGTGGTCTCGACGAGCAGGGGATGCCGGTGAATCCGGAAGCCTACCAGGGAAAGCTCCAGCCGTTGCGGGAGGCTGAATTCAGACAGGCGACTGCCCCCCCGGAGCCGTCTCCCGTGGTGAAGGAGACTATGGACCTCGGGCAGGCGGCGGGAATTCCGAAGGAGGAAATCACCAGGGGAATGGGAAACAGGTTCGGCAAGATGACGGCCGAAGGTGGCGGCCCACCGGCACGGGAAATCTCCGAGGACGAGGCCAATCAATTCGTAGCCAACATAAAAAGTCCGACAATGTCGGTAGATGGACAACTAACCGATAGGGGTCGGGAGTACGCTGACAACTGGCAGAATGGTCGGCTTTTGGCTGGACTTCACGGCGAGAAGGTCAAGTACCTTCTTGCACAGATGGGATACAAGCGAAAACCAAACGTGATCGGTGTTTTGATGGAAGGTGAAACCCCGTAGGAAGAGGCGTTCGAGCGTGCCATCATACCCGGAACAGGAATCGTACTACGATCGACGACGCAGGGAGTTGTCATACCATCTCGGTGCGCTCCCCGAGGTTAGCGACAGCTTCGTTCCAAATGTCAGAAAGCCAACCCAACTATCGGAGGGATTTTCCAGGAATGTAGCGGAGCTTGAAGAAATGATCGCCATAGGAGAGGCGAAACGGAAGTCCGCCTCCGCTGCTCCAAAGGAATCCCCCGGGCTGTTCACTAGGATAGCCAACTGGTGGTCGGAACCCGACGAGCCCGCAATCCCGAGGGGAGACGAAGTCTGGGATACCTCGGGCATGGAGAAACTTCCGGGCGATCCATCCTCTGATTTCGGCGGTCGCACAGCGCCGGGTCGATCTCTTGGTTCGATGGGCACGATGTTCCAGCGGAGAGAAACAGAGCCTCCCCTCATCAATGCCGACGACATGGACACTTGGAAGTCCCCTCCCCAGCCTACTCCTCCCCCCCCTATCGATCAGTCCCACAAGGGAATTCCCACGACGTCTTCCCAGAGGGTAATGCAACAAATCACCATGCCCGACGGAAGCAAGAAGATGGTCTCCCCAGGAGACGAGCTTCCACCGGGATACGAGTGGCAAGAGACGCCCTGGTATGAGCGGGAACCGCAGCCCCGGCAACCCAAGGAGCCAACTCCGATTCCGTACACTGAGGAGGGATGGGCCTCCGTCAGCTCGGCAGAGGGAGAGGTCGGATTCCCCGTGGCCAAGATCGGCGGGTTCAAGCCGCCGATGACGACCCCCGGAGAGAGACCGCCGTGGCTTGACAGACCTGAGGTTGGCCAATTACCCCCACGCCTAGGAAACGGAAGGCTTCCCCTCACTCCGGAACCCGGCTCTACCGAAGAGCGGATTGCAATCATCGATAATTTCGAGCGACTTGGCGGCGCCAAATCCGATATTGCCCGGATATGGATTCAGGAAAAGGCACGAGAGATCGGAGAGCGAGCCAGGGCCGGTGTCGTCAACACGACGCAAATCCTTCCTCTACCGGACTGGTGGTCGGAAGAACGAACTCGGGCCGGTCAGGCTGCCGCCGAGCAGGCAGAGCAGGACGTCCTCGAAAGCGTCTCCAACGACGACACGCAACTGCGGGAGTCCAGGGAGTCGCTCCTCGCCAACCGAGCAGTCCGCAAGATAGAGGTCCAGAAGGAGGCCGATCGAATCCAGTGGGCGGCTAACCCCCCGGTGATCCAAACCAGATTACCCGGCCAGCGCCAGGGGATCGGGGAGGCCGTCCAGGGTATGGTCCCCGACTACGAACCCAGGATGAAGATCAGGACCGGCCCCGAGCCGCAGGTCGCCGGGAACATCGACCTCAACAAGCGGCCGGTAGTTTACAACAGCGAGTACGGAAGCTGGAGCACGGTTCGCTCCCGAACGATCGAGGAGGACGGCAACTACGTCCTCATCCCGACGGTCAGCGAAGACGGTCGGATGATGACCGACGGAGAGGCCGAGCAGCAGTACCGGACCACTGGACGTCACCTTGGAAAGTTCCGAGACCTCCCGACATCGGAAGCCTACGCCAAATCCCTAAGCACGGAACAGGCCGAGGACTACAAGCAACTGAAGGATGCCAACTCCCCGAAGCAGCGGGAGGTCATAGAGCCCCCAACCCAGGAAGAGTTAGATGCCCTGAATTGGCAGTATCTCCGGGGGACGATCAAGCCACAGGACTTTGAGCGGATGCAGCGGGCCGAGGCACGCACAAAGGCCCAGGGCGGAATAGACGTCGGCAGAACATCCTCCGTAGAGGAGCGTGTCTCACAAGAATTCCTTTCCCCGATCTTCGATCAGGTTGTCGGTATCCCGGTCGAGCTGGCCAGGGTCACGGGCCTGACCGGCGATCTCCGCAAACTCGGGATCGTGGGCCCAGAAAGAGAGGGAATCCCAGACTACGTCTCGACCGCCTCGCAGCTCCCCCCTCCGGCAAGCAGGGAGGAGGCCGCCTTGCGCACGATGGCCCATTGGTCCGGAGTGACGGCGTCGGTAATGTTGCCCAGCGGGCCCAAGTTCGCCGCAGACCTGGTTCGAGGCGCAGGAAGGAAGTTGCTGGAGAAGACCGCCAAGCAGGGCGTGGAGCGAGTCACGTTCCAGAGGGCGAAGGACCTCTACCGAGAAACCTCGGCGGCGGCCTACCCCGCTCGCCAGGCGGCCCAGCGGGAGGCGCAGCGGGTGGATCGTCTTATCAATGAGGCCATGAAGGACTCGACGAAGACCGCTGCGGCCAGAGAGGCATACACCACCTTCAAGGACCTGGAAGCCAAGGCCATTCTTGCCACCCAAAACATGAGGCGATCCGGGACGCTCCTCTCGAAGATGGCCACCGACCCGACCGGCGCACAGAAGTGGTTTGGGAACCTGCTCACCGGAACGAGCGCCCACATGGGCGCCTTCATGGGCGCCGGGCAGGTCCCCGGATTGATCGAAGGGACCGTACCGATCGAGAAGTTCCTGTTCTCCACGCTCATGCCGCAGACGGCGTTCGCCTGGGATATCGGGCGTGGCGTCCAGGACTTGATAACGGTGGCCGCTGCTGCGAAGTCCGGGGGCATGACCCCTCAAGAGCTTCAGCAGGCGGCAGAATTTCTCGATCCGCTCGTCATGTGGGGAAGTATGCGGGAGTACGCCGGGGGGATGAAAACCTACAAGAAGGGGTTGGCCTATCTCCGACATTTGCAGTCCAAGGGGCTCATCCAGACCCCCGAAGAGGCGGCCCAGACCTTCGCCTCGATGATGCCAACACCGAACGCCATGCGCCGTGACTGGTTGGGGCGCAAGGTGCGTGTGATCCCCTACGACACGGCCGACGGGAAGCCGGAGCCGCTCAGCCCCGGCTATCGCCATATCGAGAATCGACTGGCGTTTGACGGACAGCCGTCACAGCGGGGAAGTGGCGCCACCGACGGATATCTGGTCGCCCATGCGAGCGTGGAGAACCTCATTCGGTGGGCAGACAGCGTCCACAACAGGAGGGCGGAAGCCGGGAAGGCCGGTGCCGAGGCTGGCGGAATCGATGCGGCCGACAGCGTAATTGCGTCCCTGTTTCCCAGAGTTACCGGACCCAGGCCGCCGACCACTCCTCCGCCCGGGGGAGAGGCAGAGCCCGCCCCAGAGGCAGAGCGATTCCCCCAGGGCAGCGTACAACGCCGTCTCCTCAATAAATACGGCCGTCAGCCTGTGCAGGTGATTTACTCCGAAGAGGCTGGTCCCCGCATAGTCGATCCCAGCAAGACCGACATGATGCTCCTCCCGCAAGATGCCGATCTGCCCCAGAAGGGTCGTGCGGCCGTCGAGCGGGCTCACGAGGGCCCTGCGTGGCGGGAAACGCCTGTAACGCCAGCGGAGAAGCCCCCAACGGCCAGGGAGCAGATGATCTCTGGAATAGTAGGGGTTCCCAGGGCCACCCCCGAGTATTGGAGAGAGCGGCCCTATGTGGAGCTTGCGGAGCGTTACACCGAGCTGTATGGCGAGAAGCCAACGATCACAGACCGAGATCAACTCACCAAGGCCGTCATTGAGAAAGAGGACCTGCCGGAAGAGCAGAAGACGCCTGAGTTTTGGAAGGACATCTCCGACGAGGACGTCGGCAAGGCGTACATGGCGGCCACCGGGAAGAAGCGGCCGATCCTGGAGATGCGCCCGGTATTCAAGAAGGTCGGCGATCTGGGCCGCACGCCGATCACGGGGAGAGAGGCGGCCGAGGGCCCGCAGCCCGAGTTCGTTGGAAGACCAAGGCAGATAGAGGCGGAGGGGCCCTTCCCGCAAGACGCAGCGCTCACCGGAATCGAAATGACCCGAGAGGTTTCGCCGGGCGCCGCCCCGTCCGGACCCGGAATCCGAAAGTCCTTCGACATAGGCCGAGACCTCCATTCCGCCCAGCAAGAACTCGACGTCATCGACGGGATGCTCGGGAATGAGGGTCGTCGCACCCTGCCCGTGACCAACGGATCGACCTATCGGCGCCAGTTGCTTTCCGACCGAATCGACGGGCTTCGCCAGGAGTTGCGGGACGTGACGATCGCCGAGGAAGAGGCCGACCGCCAGGAGATTCCCAGAAGCACGAAGGAAGAGGCCCTCCGCAAAGAGGCGGATGTTGCCGAGCAGTCCGGATTCTTCTCGAAGTCCCAGCGATACCTGCGACAGGCGGAGAAGATCAGGGCCGAGCGAACGGCGGCCCGTCCCGCCCGGGCGGACGAAGTCATCACCGAGATCGAGGCGGAAAGCGCACGTCCTACCGGGAAGGGAATCCCCCGATGGCTGGCCCCTCTCGGAAAACTTGAGTCCGACGCCCTGATGAAGATTGAGCGGTCTCAGGAGACCGAAGAGGGCGTGAAGTCGCACCGGGTTTCACGGGGAACCAAGACCGATCAGCTTCGTGAATACTACGAGGCCCTGGGAAGAGTTGTCCAAATAGAAGACGTGCTCGACGAGAAGGGCGAGCTGGCCGGGCGCATGGTCTATGTCACCGCCGGTCAGGCGCAGGAGCCCGTTCGGCCGAAGGGGGCGACGCCGGTCGAAGAGGGAGGGACCCTGATCCGGGCGGAACCACCGCAGACGAAGGACCGTTCCCGCAAGGAGTACCGGGCGCTCGTGCAAACACTGGAGGCCGGAGACGAGCAGGCTCGGACGACGTCCAAAGAGCATCCATTTGGAGAAGCGTGGCAGAGACAGAGAGCAGCAATCGTTGCCAGAATGGGGGAGTTGTGGAAGATCATCACTACGAAAGGAAGGCCCGATGAAGAACAGAAAGGTGAAGCCGCAAAAGAAGTCAAAGGGCAAGAAGTACAAGTTCCAAGACAGCCCGGCGCAGTCCAGCGCCCCGGTCAGGCGCCCGCCCAAGTACCCCCCGCCGTAACCGGAAAACGACCTCCGGTGCCTCCATCGGACGGTCCCGACGGGGGGGCTACGGTCCCACGACCGACCCCTCCGCCGGTTCATCCGCCGTCCGTCGCCGGAATGGAAACGAGCGACGACATTGAGTCCATCTTGGGGGCCCTTGGCGGGAATGAGGGAACCACGATCCCGCCAGCCAAGAAGCCTCCGACAGGCGCTGCTCCAGCTCCGCCGGTCGGGCAGATCGGCGGGAAGGAAGTCCTCGCCACCATCCCCGTAGCGGACATCCACGTCGATCCGGTCCGGTTCCAATTCAAGCAGAAGACCAACAAGGAAGGCGCCGGGGTTTCACTGATCGGAGTCGAGAAGTTCGATCCCGACCTTGCTGGCGTAATCGCCGTATGGCGGGACCCGGACGACGGAAAAACCTACGTCGTCAACGGACATCATCGCCTCGCATTGGCCAAGAGGGCTGGCGTAGAAAACATAGACGTTCGATACATGAACGAACCTACGGCCCAGCGGGCCCTGGCGCTCGGGGCCATGATGAACATCGCCGGAGGGCACGGAACCCCAGTTGACATCGCCACGTTCATGCGGGCTTCTGAAACCACCGAAGAGATGCTTCGGGAGTCTAAGACCATCGACATGACAACGCCTTCCGTTGACTTGGCCGTGGGGCTATCCAAGCTGTCCCCGGACCTGTTTGCCGACGTGGTGGCAGACCGTCTTGCCGTGGAGCGTGGGTCACTCATTGGAAAAGGGCTCCCCGATCATTCCGACCAACGGGCGCTGATGAAGCAGCTCGACAAGATCGGCAAGTCCGGGAGGACAGTCACCAACCGATTCATCGAAGAGTTGATCGCCTTCGCCAAGTCCGACACGCCCAGGACCACCAAGAAGGAAGCCACGCTCTTCGGAGATGAGGAAGTCGATACGCTCCACCTGGAGGAAAAGGCCGCCCTCTCTGACTGGATCAGGCAGCGGTTGGCAGAGACCTCTCGCCTGTTCAAGAGCCTGTCCGTGGAGCGCCGAGCCGAGGCCATCAAGTCGCTCGGCGTCGGCGAGGTCTCGCCGGAGAAGGCCGCCGAAGTTGCCGAGAGCGCCGTAAGGGCTGATGACTATTACAAACGGCTGAGAACCTTCAAGAATGACATTTCCGCCGCCCTGAACCTGGGGACCCAGCGAATCGTCGAGGGCCAGGACAAGGCGACCGTCCAGAAGGAGACGCTTGATGCCATCCGAAAATCGATATCCGAGACTCACGCCCGAGGAGGTCCAGAGGATGCTGAAAAAGGTCCCGATGTATCTCCGGGACGAGCGCCCACCCCCACGGGCGAAACCGGCACCGGAGCCCTCTTCGGCGGCGGCGCCGGAACCTCCGAAGTCCCGCTCACCGGGGACCAGCAAACCTTCCTCGACACCACGCCCGTAGAGAAGCCGAAGCCGGACGTCGAGGGCCAGCAGACGATGTTCGGCGGAGACGCAGGCGAGGAGCCCGGCGCCCCGCCTCTTGTCGAGCGCCCAAAGCCTCCGGCCGGACCGCAGGTCGGCGACGATGTACGCAACCCGAAGACCTCTGAGCGTGGAGTGGTTGTCGCCGACCCCACAACCGGGAAACTCCGGGTGAAGTCGAAAGGGGCGAATCCGGTTGACCTGACCGATGTCTGGGTAAAGGTCAGCGACGAAGTTGCGCCCCCCGAAGAGGAGACCGGAAAAAACGAGATTCCCGGCGCCGTATGGAAGGCCCTCGACGAGTTTGGAAACACGCTACAGCCGTCTCGACGTTACGCCCGACGCTACGCCGAGTGGATCGCCGCTGGACGAACCGGAGACCTTCCGAAGATCAACAGTGACGTTTCCGAGACGACGGCCGGGGCCATCCGCCGCCGCATCAACAACGCCTTCGTCTCGGCAGCGGCCGCAGCCGCCAAGGATGAGGGGAAGAAGGAATCGGAGGAAGAAAAGGCCGAGCGCCATCCGGGCCACTACTCGATCGAGACGGACGCCGAAGGCAACCCACGCATCTACGGAGACACGCCCCTGATTAGCGGCATGGAGCGGGCGGGCATTGGAAAGGTGAAGAGCTACGGATTCGGCGAGTTCTCCATCATCACCAAGGAGGGAGACGAAATCAGCTTCGTTCGAGAGGACGAGCACGCATTCACCGGGAAGGTCGGGAGAGCGCACCACCTGAGCGGCGACCACGACGTCATCATGGACGCCCTGAAGAAGATGTTCCCGAAGGACTTCGAGCCCAAGCAAGAGGCGAAGACCGAAGCGCCCCCGACGGAGGGAAAGACGGGCCAATGGAGGCCCCTGCCCGGCGCCGACCGTGGGAGGACTGGGAACCTGAAGCTCGACCGGGACGCCTGGGCTGGCTCGCTCGAAACCATCGCCGACGAGTCCCGCAAGACGCACCGAGCCGGTGCGGACGCCCTGGCTCGAATCTCTGGGAGGCTGCGGGAGGCCGAAGACACTGGGCGTGTAGGTGAGCTGGTCAAGGAGCTGGAGGTAGCCAAGACCGCCCTTCCGCAATCCGTCCGGTACAAACTTGATCGCACGATCCAGGACATGCAGGCACCTGGAGACGTCGCCGAGGTTGCCCCCAGGATTCGCATGGCGAACGCCGTCAAGGGCGTGCTGTCCAGGGGGGAGAAGATCGTCAGCACGCAGGGCCTTCGGGATGTCGCCACGCAAGCCTATGGAAAGTCGTCTGGCTCCGGAGATTGGACGGACAAGGATGCCTACGGAAACATGGAGCTTGGTCAAGCCCTGCGAAGCCGTGACGCCATCACCACGATTCCAGCGGACGCCGGGGGGGCCAAGAAAATCATCGCTGGCCTGCGGGAGCAGATAGGTAGCCTACCCCGGCAGTATTCCCGCACGGGGGAGCAGATCGCCACCCAGTTCTTTGCCACCCCGGCGCACTACGCCTTCTTGGCTAACTGGGCGGCCGGTACAAGACCAGAAGACCTCGTGTTGGAGCCAAGCGCTGGTCTCGGGGCGCTGGCCGTCTGGCCGAAGATCAGCGGGGCGAAGGTATGGGCGAACGAGATGGACCGAGGGCGCCGGGCGACCATTCGGGCGTCTGGGTTGGTCGATGGGGTTAGCGGAGAAAACGCCGAGCCCTACGGTCCAAACAAGGGTCTGTCGGCCCTGCATAGACTTCTCCCGCAGATGGGTGGGCGCCCGACGGTGGTGATTATGAATCCGCCGTTTTCGGCATCCACCAGGACCGACAAGAAGGACACGCTCACGGGGGCCCGCCACGTCGATGCCGCCTTGGACGTTCTATCGCCCGGTGGCCGACTGGTTGCCATCCTCGGAGGAGGGGGAGGGCGTGAAGACAGCGGTGGGATGGCCATGCGAGCGAAGAGCCCGCAGGTGCAAGAGTGGTGGTCGAAGATCAAGAAGGCATACAATGTAAGGGCGGACATCGGCATTGAGCCGAGCGAGTACCTCTCAAGCGGTACGAAGTTCGGAACCCGCCTCGTGGTGATCGACAAACCCCGCACGGGTGAAGAGCCGGACGGGAAGAAGGTCGTAACCGGCGAGAACATGCCGATTGAGGATGCCCTGACGGCTCTTCAGGAGGTCCGCCGTGATAGACCAATACCAGAAATACAGGAAGCGTCCGGTCGTGGTGGCGATAGCCGAGCTGCTGGACCGAGAGCTGAAGAAGGACCCCGGGCTGGACCCGAAAGATTACCAGGGGAACTTCCCGCCCCTGGCAGCTCTGGAGATGTACTACAACCAGACCGGGTTCCAGAAGGTGGGGCTGGACGAGACGTTATCCAGCCTGATGTGGAGACCCAACTACCTCGGTCTGATGTTCAGCCACCCGGAGCTGGTGGGGAGCCCGGAGGAAATCGGGAAGATGAGTCTAAAGGACTTGGTGAACGTCCTGTGGGACCTGATCTACGGGATAGCTCAGGGAGGGGACGACCCCCTGGGGATAGTGGAGGACTCCGGTCAGGAGACGACATCGACAGAATCCTCGGAGAATTCGGAGGCCCCTCTGGAGTCCCAACCAGGGATCGAGGCCCCGCCGGACTTCCAAGCGAATCCGTCGGCGCTCCCGCCGAAGGGCTCAGTCCAGATGCCAAGAGCGCTCTCTACTCCAAGCTCGGAGAGGCCGTAGCCAATAAGTACAATCTCGAAGTCACAGACCCAAAAGACCTACAGCGCCTGGGAATGTCGTACAAGCAAGCCCGGGACGGAGCCCTGTCGGTTGATAACTTCAACAAGTTCATCTCCGACAACGTCGAGATGGGCTGGTACAAGAAGAAGCAGCAACCCCCAGCCCCACCCCCGAAGCCGCCGCCGCCGACTCCTCCACCGACTCCGCCTCCGACTCCTCCTCCACCAAAGGGACCGGAGGGAGAAGACGTTGTCGAGACAGAGGGGTTCAAGCGGTGGAAGCCCCAAATAACCAAGGCCAAGTTGGCCGATGGATCGGAGGTCGTACTGAAGGCCCACCCAGCGCCGCTTGTCGAGACGCTGGCCATGAACAGCGTCGATGTACCCAAGATCACCTACCGTCCGGACCTGCCACGAAAGACGCTCGAATCCGGCATAATCTCTGTCGCCCAGTATGAACCGATCGCCCTTGCCGGTCAGGCCCACGAAAGGTTCCTGCCATCCGGAGTCCGACAGGCAATAGCCGTTGGAGACGGAACCGGGGCTGGGAAGGGAAATATCGCCGCAGGGGTTTTCCTCGACAACTTTAGGCGTGGTCGAACCAAGGGAGTCTGGGTGACTACCGGATTCAACCTCTTCGACCAAATGGCGAAGTTCTGGAAAGATGTCGGCGGAGAACCTGGGGAGTTTTTCTCGCAACAGACGTACAACGCCAACCGGGTTATCGACCGCAAGACCGGAATCATGCTGGCCGGATACGACACTCTTAAGCGGGAAGAGGTCAAGGCCGGAGACAAACTGAAGACTCGGTCAAGGGTAGATCAGCTCTCCGAGTGGCTTGGAAACGACTTCGACGGGGTGATTGTGTTCGACGAAGCCCACTATGCCAAGAATTCTATGGACACAGAGGGAGATCGTGGAACCGCCAAGAAGTCACAGAGAGCCGCCGCCGTTATCGCCCTGCAAGATCGCTTCCCCAAGGCCCGCATCGTGTACCTGTCGGCGACCTCCGCCGTGGAACCGAGGCACCTTGCCTACATGGATCGACTCGGTCTTTGGGGAAAGGGAACGCCCTTCCCGAACAAGGAGACCTTCATCAACGCCATCGAGGCGGCTGGGCTGAAGGGAATGGAGATCGTTGCCCGGGACATGAAGTCCACCGGGCGCTACGTCAGCAGACAACTGTCATTTCGTGATGAGCAGGGGCGTCCGGTAACGCAACAAAAGCTGATTCACAAAACCAGTCCAGAAGAACGGGCGATGTATAACGACATGGCCCGTGCGTGGCAGAAAATAAACGAATCGATCCAAGGAATCATTCACGACATAGACGCCGAGGGCACACCGCAGGCCATGCTGGCTAGCCAGCAATTCGGCACCGCCCAGCAGACGTTTTTCCGCAGGCTGATTCTTGGAATGCAGACCGGAACAATGATCCGGGACATCGAGGAGAAGTTGGCGCAGGGCAAGAGCGCCCTCATCCAGCTCACCCTTACCGGAGAGGCCGACTTCAAGCGCAAGGTGGCCGGGAATGTCGGCGGAGACAGCGAAGCTATCGACCTCTCGCCCCGTGACGTGTTGATTAACTACCTCAGAAGCTACTACCCCATCAACGTCGTTACAACCGAGATGGACACGGACGGAAGGCCACGCAGGGTCCAGACAGAAGAAATTGACCCGGATGCACTACGGGCGAGAGACGCTCTTATCGAGCAGTTCGCCTCGATTGCCCCTCCAGAGAACGCCCTCGACCAAATCATACTTCACTTCGGAGCCGACGCCGTCGCCGAAGTCACCAATCGCAAGCAACGGATAGTGAAGAACGATGTTGGTCGAAGGATCACCCAAAACCGGACTGACGCTGACGTAGCCAACGACATTTCTGACTACCGGGCCGGGAAAAAGCTCATCCTGATCTACAGCTCCAAGGGTGGGGTAGGGGCCGACTATCACGCCGACCGGAACATCCCCAACAACCGACCCCGGGCCCACTATCTGCTCGATCCGGGGTGGCAGGCTACGGTGGCGATTCAGGGCCTTGGGCGAGCCAACCGAACCAATCAAACCGCACCGCCAGAGTATTTCCTCATGTCCCCCGACGTCATCCCGGGGTACATGCGGTTCATCAACACCATCGCCTCTCGCCTCGGAGCGCTTGGGGCGATAACCAAGGGAGAGCGCCGATCGGTTACTGGCGGGATGTTCGGTGAGCACGACGCCTTCGAGGGAACGTATGCAAACACGGCGCTGAGCAGGCTCATTTCCGCCATTGCGGGAGTGGATGAATCCGGGAGGGATGTTCGGGAGCCCGGCCCAATAGGAAGGGAAGATTTCGAGTACAAGACCGGCCTGCGCACGACCACGAACAGACGGATGAAGGGGCATGAGGGTTCAGTTCGAGTCGCCAACATTCCTCCGCTAGGGAGATTCCTCAACCGGGTCCTGATGATGGAGCTTGACGATCAGGCCAAGGTATTCGACGACTTCATGGCCCGCTTCGACAGGGTCATTTCCGATGCCAAACAGGAGGGGACCTACGACTCTGGCGTCGAAAAGATCGAGGGAGATCGGATCACGAAGGACGGAGAAGACGTCGTTGCCTACACCCACAAGGAAAGCGGCTCCAAGTCATACTACACTCGGCTGAACGTCGAAGAACGCAACGTGCTCCGCCAGTGGAAGGACATCAACGAACAGCAAACGGATGTCGAGTTCTACCGCAACAACATCAGCGGAATGATCGCCGGGTTCGGCGGCACCGTAAACCGCACGGACTCGGTGACGCACGAAGTGACCACCAAGCGATTCCGCTACGGTCCGCTGCAAAACAGGTGGCAAGAGCCGGTCGATACCAAGGAGCTGTACGACCCGAAGAAGTGGGTGAAGATTCCAAAAGATCGAGCGCAGGTTCTATGGGATCAACAAGGCGCCGAGCAGTCGGAGTACACCAGCCACACCCAGCACATGATTACCGGGGCACTCCTGCCGATCTGGGATCGCCTGCCTGCGCCGTGGCATCTGAAAATCCAGGCCGGTGTAACTGAAGACGGCCAGAAGATTCTCGGGGCGGTCGTTCGACAAAGCGATATCGATAACACCCTGAGACGGCTGGGGCTCGATGCCGAGATCGAGGGCCACAGGCCGGGGAGGGCCTTCAATCCACGAGAGACCGCCGAACACCTGACGAATTCCGGGTCCAGTGTCGAACTGGCGAACGGATGGATCATCGCCAACAAGAAGATCGGCGGGGAATCCCGCATCGAAATCATGGGGCCATCTGCGCCATTCCACCGGGAGCTGGGCACCCTGGGCGTCAAGATGGAAATGGTTGGCGGGACCAAGATGAGGTACTTCATCCCGATCAACGAGAAGCTCGTCGAGACCATCAAGCAGATCACCGCCAGTCGCCCGATCCTGTCAAAAGGAAGCATGATTAGCTCGTCCGGGGCATCCGGAAGCCCGGAAGCGGCCGGTGCTCCTGCGGGGGCGCCGAAGGCGAAGGAGACCTCCGCCTACCCGGTCAGCCCGGCCGGGCGGGCCCCCACCCTTCCGACTATGACCGAGGACCGAGTCGTCATCGAGGAAATACGCAAGGAGTTGGAGAAGTTCAGCGGGGCGCCGCTCAGGATTCGCCACCGCCAGGAGATGCCGAAGAAGAAGTGGGCGGGCCTATTCGATCCCAACCAAAACGTCTCCCGGGTCATGTCCTACAACAACCTCCGGGCGATGGCCCACGAGGCGGCAGGTCACGCCTTCCAGAGGAACAGCGCCGTCGGTTGGGGGCGGCGCTTTCCTGGTCCGGTCAAGGGAGAGTTGGATGCCCTCGGGAAGCAGCTCTACGCCAACCGCCCGAAGCCTCCGAGTTACACTCGTGAGGGGTTTGCCGAATACGTCGCCCGCCGGGTCTTCGGCGACGACATCACGGCGTACCCGGAAACCAACAAGTGGTTCGACGCCGACGTCCTGTCTGACGCCAAGGTAAGTGCATCGCTCGACAAGGTCGCCAGCCTCTACAAGACCTGGGACCAGCAGGGCGCCCTCGGCCGGGCCGCCTCCCAGATTCACAAGGTGCAGACGGGGCCGTTCGAGAGAATCAAAGAGCTTCCCCTGTCGATCGCCAACTACTTCAGCAAGACCAACTGGGTGGACGCCTCAATCCCGCTCCAGCGAGCCGAGATCGAAGTTCTACGGAAGTCCGGCGGAAAGGTCGGCGACCTGCTTCCCGAAGAGAGCCCGAGCTTCCTCTATGCCACCTACAAGATGGCGGCGCCGGGCGTGGCCCGGCACTTCATCTTCAACCATGCCGTCTCCAGCAAGGTGACGGTGGTCGGCTCATCCCTCTCTGATCTTCTCCAGCCGGTCAAGAAGAACCTCGATGCTTTCACGGTGTACGTTTACGCCCGCCGTGGTCAGGTCACCTGGAACCGAACGAGGGAAGTTACCCAGGCCGACGGATCGGTCGTCAGCGTCCCGGACCCGAAGGACCCGGGCCTCACCAAGGAAGACTGCGACTACGTCGTCCAGTCGCTCTACACGCCGGAGTTCGAGCAGGCCCTCTCTGGGCGCAGAGTCATCGACGACAGCACCCCGGCGACGGGCGGGATCACGGGATGGTCCGACAACCTGATGGACTATGTAGCCGAATGCGGAGGGCTCAGCCCGGAGGCAAAAGCGTTCATCAAGCGGATGAATCCCGTGTACGTCCCACTGAAGAGGTGGTTCGACTCGGAGCACCTCGGCGGAGGGCATGGTCTTGGAACCGGCCGTGGGTACGCCAACCTCCCGGCGGCGATCAAGCGACTCAGGGGCAGCGGTCGGCCGATCATCGACCCGCTCGAAGAGTTGGTCCGGCAGGCAGAGCGGATGATTTCGCTGGGAAACAAGATGAGGGTCATGGACTCCGTCGTCCGCCTCGCCGAGAAGTTCCCCGGGAACGCTTGGTTCGCCGAGAAGATTTCCCCGGAGCGGGCGGGCATGAAGTTCCCGCTGTCCAAGATTTCAGCCCAACTGGCGGCGGCCGGTGCCGACCTGACCAAGGCCGACCAGGAGGCCCTCCTCTCCGTCTTCGAGAACAACTACGACTACTACGGGAAAGACAACATCATCTCCGTGAGGCGGAACGGGAAGCAGCAACTATGGGAGGTGAACCCGGAAGTCTATAGAGTCGTGACCGAGATAGACAAGGAGGTCCTGCCTGCGGTCCTGGCGAGCTTCTCGGCCAAGATGGCTCGGGGCGTTCGACTCGGGGCCGTCGGGCTCTCCGGGTCGTTTGCCGCACGAAACGCCTGGAAGGACGCCTTCACCTGGATGGTGTACTCCCCCCACAAGGCGTGGATTCCGTTTCAGGCATGGCGTGGATTCTGGCGGGAGTTAACCAACGACCAGTTCTACCAGAAGTGGGCGGCCGGTGGCGGCGAGATGTCCACGATCATGGGACAAGACCGGGTCAACGCCAAGGCGAGGCTCGAAGAGGCTCTCGGTCGAGGGGCGAAAGACTATGTATCCAATGTTGTCCGTCATCCCATCGACGCCATGCGGAGGCTGGTCGGGGCATTCGAGAGCAGCCCCCGAATCGTGGAATACAAGCGGGCCTACGAATTAGCCAAGAAGAAGGGGCTGGACGACTTTAATGCCCACCTTTCTGGGATGCTTTCCTCGAAGGAGGGCACGGTCAACTTCACCAGGATGGGAGCGAAGGCCAACGTGCTCAATGCTCTGATCCCATTCTTCAACCCGCAGATTCAGGGAGCGAGCAAGTTCTTCCGGGTCTTCGGGGGGAATCAGCCGATCACCACCGCATCGGCCCCCAGGACGCACGGGGCGCTGCGGGCCACGGCCCGGGCCATCTCCTGGATCACCGTTCCGTCACTGGCCTTGTGGTGGATGAATAAGGACGAAAAGTGGTATCAAGACCGAGAGGAATGGGAGCGGCTCGCCTACTGGATGTTCTCTCCGGACAACGGGAAGACGATCATCAAACTCCCCATGCCATTCGAGCTTGGTTACGTCTTCGGCGCCGTCCCCGTGGCGATCGTAAACCGCCTTTGGAGAAACGATCCGTCCAGCCGGGCGATGCTCAATGAGGCGGCCTGGGACACTGTTGGCTCCTTTATTCCCCCCCTCGTCCCCGCCGTTGCAGCCCCCCTGGTCAACCTCGTGCTCGGCTACAAGACGTTCCCAGAGGTTCGGGAGATCGAGTCCGGATACGAGAAAACGTCAAAGCTGCCGGAGGATCGCTACCGGGAGTGGACGACCAAGTCGATGCGGGAGCTGTCCGAATGGCTCGGTAAGCCGGTTCCCGAGTCCACTCCCGAGTGGATGAAGGACATGCTCGGGCCGCAACGCCTGGAGGCCGCCCTTTCGTCAATGACCGGCGGGATGGGCCTGGACGTCCTGCGCCACGTTGAGAGCATGACCGAGTTCATGCGCCATGGTCAATCCAAGGAAGACTTCACCGGGAAGGATATCCCGATCCTGGGGACGTTCTTTGCCCGACCGCACGGACAGGCTCCCTCAGCATCTACCAATCGTTTCTACGACCGGATCACGCTATTGCGTCAGAAGCGGGGAAGCAAGAAACTAACCCCCAGAGAGGCGGCCGAGTTAAGGATTGGAGAGGCCATGATTCGGGAATACGGGTTGGCAAAGAAAGAGGTTGAGATGGCTCCGGAACACCTGAAAAAAGACAGAAAGAAGAAACTCAACGCACTGATAAACAGGATGAATGCTCAATTTGAGAAGCGGATGGCTGGATAGCCCAAGGAAGGAATGGTTTGTTACAAATGCTTTCCACTTCTGCCACCGAGGCAATAGGAATAGCCGTCATAGCCGGTGCCGCAATAGCCGGGGCGTTCAAGTTGGCGAACACCATCGCCGCCAAGAGAAATGGAACACCCCCCAACCCCGTCCGATTTACCGATCTACCGTGCGGTCCGCACGGGGAACGGCTCGCGACGATTGAGGCCCATCAGCAGTCCATGAAGGAACGGTTGGAATCCATAGCCAAAGACGTGAAGGAAATCCTCGATCGCTTACAAGATAAGGGGTATTGAATATGTGGAATCACCTGAATGACGGCGTGAAATGGTTGCTGATTTTCCTATTCCCGATCCTGTCCTGGCTCCTGGCGTTGACCGGCTGCATGGACCCGCAGTACGCCGGGAAGCCAACCGAGGCGAAAAACTCGGTCAGTTTCGAGAAGACGACCACTGGGGCGGCGGGAGGAATCTCGATCGGGGCCGACACGAAGGCGACGATCGACAAGTTCGACTACTCCGGCAAGGACGGTAGTCACGTCAGCTTCGACAAGGCGGATTTCGAGGCCATGCCGTCTCAAACGATCGGAAGCTGGACCACCCCGATGGAGGTTTACAACAAGCAAATCGAGAGCGCCGGTATTGCGTATGCCGCCGTGGCCACGGCCAACTGGCAGGGGTTTGCCTCGGCTATCAGTGCGGTCGCCCCGATCGCCGGTCCCTTCCTTCAAGGCATGGCCCAGGCCAAACTGGCCAAGGCGCAGCGTCCCGGGCTGATCGGAGAGCTGGCCGACCTAGTGGTGGGCCAGAAGGTCAGCAGCGCTAGCCTGAAGGAATTGGACGTATCGCCAGACATCCTGGCAGAGGTTGACAGACTCGTGGAAATTAGGCTTTCCGCAAAAATCGCCGAGTTGAAGACGACAACCCAACCGGCAGAGCCGGGTGGACCATGAAACGGCTTCTTTCCCCTCCTAAGGCACGGTGGCCGTCCGTAGCGGCGGCCGCCGTGCTGATATTCCTTGCGGGCTGTACGATCCATGTTCACTTAATGGAAAATTGGAGACCAGAAAATGAATTCCAGTCAACCACAACCTCAGCCCCCGTTGGTTATGAAGGTGGTCTCCCAGCCGCCCGGCGGGCCACTAGAGAAGATTCTGATCGATCTGATCGGTCGATTCATCAACAAGTTCCCGCCCCGGTGGAAGACCCTGACGGGCCTGATCCTCCTGGCGGCGAGTTGGTTGTTCCGGGCTTTCCTGGCGCCGCAACTTCCGCAGTACCCCTGGATGGAAACGGCCTCGGAGTGGCTGGAGTACGCCGCCCTGGCCCTGACCGGAATTGGAGTTTTTCACAAGGCCCTCCTGGCTGATCCGTCGAGGGTTAAGTAAAGAAAGGATTTCCGTCATGCCTCTCTCAACTTCGGTGTCGGACATGGAGCGAAATGTATCCGTCAACACGGGCGACGGGGCGCACCTGATTCGGGCCGTAACCGCTGCCGACTCGGGGGCCATGCTTCCCGGTCTTGATCCGGGATCGCTTGAGGGGACCGCCTTCCGAGCTGCGTTACTCGCTTCGGCCAACTGGGGGAGGGTCCTATACACCAAGCGGCTCTCCAACATTCGCCTTCGGTTCTTCGCTGGCGGCGCCGCCGACAACGGGTTCGGGAAGACGGTTGGCATAACGATCATCTCTTCCCCCCATCCGTCCTCGGATCAACGTCCGGACCTCGCCGACCGGATTACGCCAGCGATGGGAAAGTCCAGGGTGGTCGCCAAGGGCATTCTCACCTTCAAGGGTAGTAGAACGGCGCTCAAGTGCCCAGTAACCGGGGCGGTCAGCACCTACAACTGGTACGAGGCCAGCGAGTTCGATGTCAGCCCCGGATTCCTGGACGACAGTGCGGTGAGACTCCATCCGACCGATTCCGTAGTCGCTTCGGCAACTTCCGAGGTCCAAAAGATTACTCTGGTCAACGCCTCTGGGGGAGAATCCTACACGGTTGACTACAACGGCAGCGAAGCGAGCGCAGGCATCCCCTGGGATTCTCTGGCGTCCGTGGTCGAGGCGGCCCTGGTGGGCCTGAGTACGATCGGGGCCGGGGGATGCACAGTGGCCCGGGGCGGAGTCACCCCCAACTGGGAATACACCATCACCTTTGCCGGCGCCCTCGGTGTGGCCGGGAATCTTCCAATGATTGAGACCGCTGTTTTGAGTGGAGACTTGCAGGCGAATGTCACAGAGTTGACGCCCGGAGTAGAGGGATTCCAGAAGTACATCACTCTGGACGCCGAAGGAGACCAGCAACTACATATTCAGGTGGACAGCATCGGAAGCACCGCCTTCCGTTGCGGGGCCGAGTGTGTTTCTTAGGCGGCCCTTGTAGTCCCGACAGGAGTTTTCCATGCCCTACGCCTCACCAGCCTACGATCCGACGATAACCGCCACCTGGCACGCCGGGTTCCCGTCCGCCACCATCGCGGTTACCGTTGGTACGGCGGGGGCGGCTGTCGCGTCCGTCGATGCGTATTGGTTTGGTTCGTTACATCGTCTGATGATAAATCAGCCCGGAACGTACACACTCACCGAAGTCAATGAGGTAGTGCGTGTGGTGGCGGGGGCCACCTGCGACAGGCTGACGCTCTGTATATGGGCCTGTCCGGGAGCCGTGTCCGCGTATCCTTCAAACACGAACAATGGCACTCTGCTGTTCAGCAAGGTTCTGAGCACTGCGAACATCACCGCCGAAACCGAAGTGACCCTGGCCATCAACGAGGCTCTGACCCTTACGGCCGCGAATCTCGATGCCGGAGGGGGAGCTATCAAAACCCTGTGGTGGTCGCTGTGCCAGCGGAAAACCGCAACCGGAGGAGCGACGCAGCTTGGGAATCGAAAACTGGTTACTGCTGAAAACCCTATCCCGTTGTGGTATAACACTACATGGGCTGATGCTGCGACCGACTCGCCCACACACATCACGACGGCATCAGATACGGGGGCGTATGAGTCTCTCGGACAACTCACGTTTACGACCACGGTGTTGACACCCTATATCAAAGGCTTGCAAACCGTCGCGGCGCAATCCTACCGGCTCCCGTGGTGCAGCACGCATCCCTACGCGGTGATCCTCGATGGGGTCACTGCCGACCACGGGGGAAAGATGGGGCTCGATTTCGCCACCTACAATGGGGCGGCAGCCGCAGTCGTGATCGGTGGATTCGAGTTGGACTACACCGGCGGAGACCACGCCGGAACG